CAACATAATAGCTTGGCTCTTTGCCCTTTTCGTCGTTAAAGGACATCCAGCCAAGCTGCAGGTTTATTCTGTCTATTATTGTTACTTTCTTGTACGCATTATTGAATATATACAGGCATTCATGATGTTCTCTCTTATACTTGGCAAATTCTGTTATTGTCGCCTGATCAGCGTTATCAATAAAAGTGTTCTTTGCCATCCCCCATTCTTTTCTGTTACGCTCCAGGAAGTCAATGTAATTCCTTACTGTATCAGATGGAGCTATTGGTATATCAAGTTCTGCATTGTTATACACCTTTTCATCCAGCACTATCAGCTTGCCCTTGTTTGTTATTCCCATATAAGACATTGCAATAGTATCTGGGCTCTTTGTTGAATATGCCGTATCAAGACCGCTTGTATATATTACAAACCATTCTGTCTGCTTATCGTCATATTCTCGCTTAATAAATGCCTTGGCCTGTTCTTTAGTAATAACATGTCTCTTGCAGAAATTAGAAAAGACAAGACCTGTAGCCTTGCCTCTTAATCCTAATATCTTGTTCTTATGTATCTTAGTCCCCGGAGGATAACTCATTTTCTTCTGTTCTATCTTTTCAGGTGTCATAGATATGTTATCTTCCATCCTGAAAAACCAATACACCCAGCCGTTAATAGGTTCACAGCCGTTAAGGTCCTTCCATATCTCTTCCGGCACATCTGCCTTATACTTATCAACCGGTCTTGCATGATTAATATATTCGCTGTATATGGGTAATGTAGGTGCATCCGGGTTAAGCGTTCCCACAAAGTATTCAGAACGCCCGAATATCTCTCGTATGAAGTCTATGTTGGCTGTGTTGCACTCATCTACCCACACACATCCAAACTGTGAACCCAAGGCATTCTTCCACTTGCTGGCATTATCATATCCGAGGATATATATTATCTTGGTACTGCTGCCAGTTTTGAATTTAATGTGCGGAAGTTTATTCTCTTTATCACCGTTACCGCAGTATTCCAAATTAGGGAATATCTGTAGTAATCCCATATCTGCATTGATGATATTCTTCTCGATAACACCTGTTGTATTACCAGCTATAACATGCAGCTTCATATCTGATTCTGCTACATTCATGATAAATTTCACAGCAACCGTTGTTGTCTTACCTGATGCAGTAGAACCTTCAAGGAATTCTGCTCTTGCCGGTGTATCTATGTAATCCCAATACTTATCACTTAGAAGCACTAGGCTCACCCCTTGCCTTACGCTGAGCAAGAAGCTCTGCAAGCTCGTTCTTTACAGAATCATTAATATTAGCTTCTATCTTGTCTGTAAACATACCAAGATGTTTGCCGAGAAGTTCCAATGCCCTAACCTTATCACACGGCTTGACCTCTAATCCATCTCGCCCTTTCTTAATAACAGCTAATGCACGCTTTTGTTCTTCTGTAAGTTCTTCTGTCAATACTGGCTCTACAGTCCTATATGTAGCAGGTTTTCCATCTTCATTCAGTATGTCTACAAGTATGCCACCTACTTCTGCTTTCATCTTCTTCTCGACTACATGTGCATAATCTGCTGTATTAGAAAAAGCTATCAGTGCAAGTTCCCTGATTACTCGCTCCTGAGTAATCTCTGTCTTGCGTGATAGTTCTTTTTGTCGCTCTCCTATGTACTGTGAAATTGTAGTATTTTGTAGTAATTTTGATGCATTTGTATTTGCATACTTTTCTGTGTACCCCGCCCTAATAGCCGCTTGTGTGGCATTAAGGTCTATAAGGTATTCATCACAGAATTTCCGTTGTTTGTCTGTTAATCCCACACAATCAGCTCCTTTCTTGACATACAAAAAAGGCACCAGCCTTAAGCCAGTGCCTTACCGGGGGTATTTAATATTTAATAATGGAGAAATCATGCTGTTCATCATGTCCACCTTGGTCATCTTAGATATTACCACAGACAAAACGAACAGAGCGAACAAACTTTAAATTTTTGCTAAAAATCTTTCTACTGCCATTCTGCAGCCATCTGCTGTGTGATGTTTTCCCATCTTTCTCGCTACCTGTACCCAGGATAAACCTTCTATGTATCTTAATGTTATAAGTCGTCGCATTCTGCTATTGTCAATTTCATTTATACATTGTTCTATTAGATTAATCTGTGCATCTATCTTTTCTTTAACATCCATCTGCTGCCGCTGTCGCACTAAAAGAAGTGTTCTCTTTCGTGAATATGCCGGATAAGGGAAGCCTTCTACAACAAAATGCTGCTTACCTCCGTTTCCACCGGTAACACTATCCTTTTCCGTATAGCCTTCAGCTTCCATTTTATCAAGTTCTCTTTGTATCTTATCAATTGCAGCCTGTATTTCCTGTTTCTCCTTAACCAAGTCATTGTACTGCTTAAGAAGGTCTTTTATATTGTCATTTTTCAAGTTATTCATCACCTGCCTTCTTCTCATCTGCTGTCTGTGAATATCTAATCTCCGGCTCTCTAGTCAGCCTGCCACATAAAATTACTCTGTTCATTATTTTTCCTCACTTTCTTCTACATAATCATCCCAAGCTTCATTAAGCACCTTGGCTCCATCATCGTCATCCGTAACAATAATCGTGTACTCGCCTACCTTAGTCGAGATAAATCCTGCATTACTATCTTTAAGCATTTTAATTAATGTATCAATTAACCCACTCATCTTTATTCCTCACTTTCCGGCTTATCACATCGCTCAAATTCGATAACCCACACCCACGGATTTGCATTCCAACCATAGCGGTCAAAGTCAGATTTCTTGATGGTACTGTCCCAAAGATACGAAAACGCATCCTTTGCAGTTCTAGGCATATCCTGCCACCAAGTACCACCAAAAAACGATTTTCTATGTTTATTGTGATAATCAATCCACCAATCATCAGTTACAGCATACTTATAAAGATTTCCATCCTTAGAGTATCCTCTTATACCCTCTGCTTTCGCCTGTGCTTCCGTTATCTCCCGCAACCGTTCCACTCTCACATCCGTAACTTTAAGCCAGATGCGTGCAGCTTCTTTCGGCATGTGGATGGATGGGTGCCATCCAAAACCAGCAAAATTTAGGCTTTCTAACTTGTATTTGTCGCAATCAGCCTTGTACATTGTCAGTCCAGCATAATCCATCCATGTTTCTCGGACATACAGAATATCGCCCGGCTGATACGGTGGCTTTACATACTTAATAGAACCGCCGCACTCATCAATGCCAAATCCAAAGCATCCTACCTCTTTCTTTTCTGTGCTGTCTGTAACAAAACCGAGCGGAAATGTATGCTTTCCGTCTGGCTGAGGCTTTACTAACCGCCGAGTACAACTCTTTCTCCCTTCCAGAATTGCTCTCACCATCTCGGTATGGAATAAAATCGGTTTAATTGCCATCTACTACACCACCTTTCGTAATCTCGATTGCTTTATCAATAAAATAATTTGGGTCATAATCTTGCAATGGGTCTTCACATTCTTTTCTAAGTTCTTCCAACTGCTCCACAACCTTGTCCACATCATAGGCAGTTGGTTGTCTATTAATTAATATTTGTGCTACATATCTTGTATCCTGTGCAAGCTCACTTGCTCCAACGAATACTTCATTAAAATTTATTTTATCTGCATCAATCAGTCTCATCGTTCACTCTCCTATTCCGCTTCTGATTGAAGCCATTCAAGATGTTTTTGCCTGCAAGCCGAAGTCGAAAGGCAATAAGATTCATGCTCCTTTATAACGAAGCATTCATCACACTTTGCTGTTGCTGTTAAACTATCTGCCAGTTCTTCATCCGACATGTTTCTTATTCTGTCAGCGTTAGTCATTCTGCTATCACACCTGCAACAAGGCTCGTTATCTCTTGAACTGTTGCTAGGCTTGTTTAATATGTTGAGTTTGTAATTAACTTCGCTAGGAACAAAATAAACATCATCTCCGATTTTACAAGGCGGCTTCAAAAGCCTGCCCTGCTCTTCTAACTGTTGATATTCCTTTATCTGTTCTCTGTAATTCTCTGCAAAATTTCTTAAATGCCTTAACACATCCCACTTAAACATATTCTTTTCAGCTTCCATAAGGCTTTCAGCAGTCTTAATAGTTTCTTCAAAAGTCCAGCCATTGATTATATCTGTTAATCTCTCCATTTCTACTCCTTTCTGCCTTTAATTATCTTTCTTGTTTCTCATATT